GGCCCTTCTCTTCTGCGGTTACGTTCTATCCAGAGCTGACCTGCTGTAAACCGTTCTGATTTCATGCCAGAGATTCAAGAGATTGGTGTTGGAACGGTAGGCGTGCCCAGTGTTGAAGCAAGGCAGATCTTGCCGCCGCCAACAATGCCGACAGAGCCACCTGTCACGTTAATGCTGGGATTCCCGGTGGCAGACATGCCTGGTGGCGAGCTTCCGCATTATGAGCCGCTGGACTTTACGCCAGGGCAGCACATGCATCAAACAGCGCCAGTCCCAAAGACTGCTCCTGAGGAAAAACCGGCTGATCGCTCAAAACAGCCGGTCTCTGTACCCCCATCAGCTGCGCCGTTAACAGCTGATAAGTCCAATGTAGAAAAAGAGCTGCCATGTCCTCCTCCTGACGCAATTCCTTTAGGTGCGAAAAATAAATCTCAAACTGCTGTCATCATTGGTTACGAGATTGTTGATGGGAAGTGTGAGCCACAACTCAAGCCGTTGGACGTACCGACGATTATCGGCAACTATCTTCCTGCTCCGACTCTTGTCGCGACGACTGCGACTGTTGCTGCGGTGGCGACTACGGCGGCCATTCTTGCGAGACCCTTAGGGGACGTTTTGCTTAAAGCAGTCAAACCCATCGTCAAAAAGACAATTAAAAAGATCAAGGAAAAGCTGGGGAAGAAAGTTAAGGTTGAGTCTGTTTTTGAGCGGCAGAAGTTTCAGCGGTCTTTGCGGAAGTAGGGATTGAGTGTGTATGGGGCGGAAGGTTGCCTGGCGGGTTGCTTAGGACGACATCAGCACAGATTCCACGGTATGGACTTTTGGGGTGAAAGCTGATGCCCTTTTTCAGCAACTCGCCGCAGTTCTTGAGTCTTGCTATCTCGTGATTAAGTCTCTTGTCCGCCAGCTGCTGTTCAAGCAACATGACCTGTTTCTCTGCGGCTTTATGGCAACTCCTGATATGAGCGCGATCTAGTGGGATTGAAATTGTGGCAGTAATTCCGCCGTTGATCGAGTAGTTCGTTTTTTGCCCTGTACGAACTGGGCGATAAAAAAGGACATTGCCCGGATTATCGGGGACGCCATCTGGGATGGCATTACCTTCCTCATCAAACGCGCCAACCAAATCGAGAGTGTCATATACGGGATCTTGGTAGTGAGATTCATAAGGATGCGCCCAGCCAACAGTTGTGCTTAGGAAAGGGCTGATTGTGAGACTTGTTCCTTGACAGGCGAAGTTGCCGTATTGATAGATGAAGTTTTTCCCCGGCACGACCTGGACAGCCTGATTTGTGACACTCCCGGAGCTGTTTGCAACAGGAGCTGCAGTGCTCGAGACCTGCGCTTGCGCTGGAGCGGAAAGGAGCAAAAGCGTTGCTAGGACTCGCTTCATTGGGTGAAGGTGCTCAGTGTCTCCGTGACAGATTCGATGTCAGTTGTCCGTTCAATCATCGTGTGAGTTGTCAGCCCTGGGCCTGAAACCGTTTCGATGAACTGAAAAGATGCACCGGGATCAACGATTGTCCATGTTGGCTTGTCTTGCAGGTCAAGGCCAACCCACTTGCTAGAAACACCGTTGAGATTATTGGTTGTTGTTGAGAGGTCAGCAGGAGCAAGATTGCCACCACTAGGCTCTATGTTTGTGCCGCTGACGGTGTATTCATATCCGGTGCGGTACTCGTAAGAATTGATGACCTCAGTGACTTTTTGCGTTGTCTGAGTGGTGGATTTGAGGGTGCCCTGCTGAAAATTAGGAACGACTGGCAAAGGTTTTGCTTCTGGAGCAGCAAGAGCGATAGCGCAAAGCACGCCCCAAGTAATCCAAATGCCAGTCCACATTATTTGATTTGGAGTTCTTGGATTACCTGTCCTATTGCAGTAGTACCAGCCGCACCCGCCGTTATCGAAATAGCACCACCAGAATCAATCGTGCCCGCAAGATTACCTGCCACACCACCGGAAGTTGTAGTGGTCTGTCCCAGCATTGGCAGACTATCTACCGTGCCAGAGCTAGTAGTTACCGAGGTGGCGGACGGCGTATCGTCTCCCTCAATAAATGATTCTGTATAGCTAAAAGCGTCGCCAGCAGTTGTAACGCTGTAAGAGGCAGGAGTATAACCAACAGCGGAACCGGCAGTAAGGGTGCCAAGACCGCCAGCAGTGTCCAAAGTAATGTTAGACCCAGAAATAGAGTACGTTGAGGGGAGCTTTGTCGCGACTGATCCTGCTCCATCGACACTCAGTTGAATGCTTGATTGGATTTTATGGGTGATGTCAGCCTGGGCAGGCAATCCCAAAAGTGTCACGCCCAATACCAAGAGTGTGCGTTTCATTTGATGCCAGCCTTGGAGTCTTTGTTGTCCACGATAGTCGGCTTCTTGTTTGCATTGCCATTGCTCTTGCGCTCAATGCCAAACGACGCCATTGCCCCTGTCAGCAGTGATGCGACGAACGTATTGTCCATCTTCATTTGCGGGAAAAACCCCAGGTAGGAAACGGTAAGGAGTGTGGCGCTCCAGACCAAAACAGCGCATTTAACGAGATCGGCAACGCTGACGCCTTCCTTTTGATCATCGCTCGTCGGGTCTGCCATGATGAAAAGAGCGTTTGGAGCGGTTCGTGGTTGAAGTCTGGGCCGCTGTGGCTGGTGCGTCAATAACCACTGCGGCTCTTGGAGTCTCAGGAATCAATCGTCAAACCAGGAATGGCCAGGACTCTTTGATTCGCCTTACGACTGCCGTCGATAATCTATCCAGCAGGCTCGATATCTTGCATCAAGACATCAAGAGCAAGGACGTAGAAGTGTTTGGCAGATTGAGCGAGCTAGAACGCGCAGTGGCGCGACTGGAGGGTCATAGCGATCGGCACTAACGTATTAGTGCAATCCAAGGCAAGGCAATGGTCTTAATCATCAAGCCAATCCTTTTGGCATTTTTAAAGTCAAACTCTGTGAAGAGGCTGGTCTTAGACCTTCTTCGTGCATACGCGAAGACGACAGATAACACTGTTGACGATCAGATCTGCGACTACGTCAGCAAAAACCTTTTCCCCAGCACTCGTGTCGAGAAGTGAGAGTCAGGGGCTTCTTGCTGACTGGTTGGTTCGTAGCCGGCGGCGCAGTCATGCTTTTGCTTTGCAGCTCAGCTCTCGTTTTCGTAGCCGGATACAGCCTTGGCGAAGACGTATGTCACCCGGCATCATCAGGGCGATCTTAATCGCGTTGGTGGTGCCTTTATCTCTGTTGCCCTTCTTTCAATGGTTCCGTGGTACGCCCCACCAGTTGGCTGCAATTAAACAGCTTGAAGAGTCATTGCCGCCGGAGCTACTGGAGGAAGACGGGGCAGATTGGTTTCAAGCCTGGAAGGAAAGCGGATATGACCAGCAGATCTACATGCCTTACTTCACCCAGCTCGACAACAAGACCGGAACTGGCGTTAGGGAGTGCTTCAGCTCGGCGGCAGCCATGGTGGCGGCGTTTTATCGCCGCGTTAAGTCAGATGATGAGTACAACGAAATTAGGAGCAAGTTCGGAGACACCACCTCAGTAGAGGCTCAACTAGCGGCTTTGCGCAGTCTTGGTTTGCAGGCTGAGTTCCGCAAAGACGGGGATGCCGACATGGTGGAGCTTGAGGTTGAGAACGGCCGACCTGTCCTTGTCGGTTGGCTGCATCACGGCAACATGCTGCGTGGCGAGCCGCCAATGTGCAGCGGATTAGGTTGCGGGCACTGGAGCATCATCAGCGGTTACGCAGGCAAGAACAGCAGCGATCCAGAGTGGATCATGCAGGATCCTCGCGGTTATCCAGAAATGGAGAAGGGCGGTCACAGCAATCCGCACTTAGGTCGAAACGTGCGCGTAAGGCAGGCTGCGTTTCATCAACGCTGGCAGTACGAAGGCCCTAGGACTGGTTGGGTGATCCTCGTCAATGAGTGAGTTTTATTGGATTTGGGCGTTTATCAGTGCATTTTGGACGACTGTTGTGGTGCAGTGCGCCAAGCCTGTGAACTGGGACCAGTGTTCACGAGTTAATGATTGGCTGGTGCCATGGGTGCGTGACGTGACAGAGATGCATCAAAAAGGAGCTTATGCCTCTGAAAAGAAAATTCTGGGCAAAGCTGAGTAGGATTCCTTTTTGCATCCTTGGGATGGCAGTCCTGTGTGATTGGGAAATTTCGGCGCGGTGCCGGAAAAGCCAAATGGTCGCCCCTTTCGACGAAGAGCTGTTAAACCCTGCCAGCTTGGATCTGCGCTTGGGTGATCACCTGATGATCGAGAGCATCTATAGCCCTGAGCTGATTCGCATCGACATCTCAGACAGGACAGAAGATGAGCCGTTCATGCTTCAGCCCGGCGAGTTTTGCTTGGCTGAAACACTTGAGCTGTTTAACCTTCCCGACGACATCAGCTGCCAATTTGTACTCAAGTCAAGCCGTGCAAGAGATGGCCTTAATCACCTTCTCGCTGGCTGGTGCGATCCAGGCTGGACCGGAAGCAAGCTCACGCTCGAATTGAAGAACGAACGGCTGCATCATGCACTTCCTCTGTACCCCGGCCTAAAAATCGGTCAGATGGTGTTCCATGCCATGTCCAACGTGCCGATGCACAGCTACGCAGAGACAGGCCACTACAACAATCACTTGACAGTTATGCCGTCTGTGGCATGAATTGAGAAGAATCTTCAAAGCTATGGGCTGGGCAGACTGGATGGTTGTCCACCAAAGCCTTGAAGAGGAACTTGTACTAGAGCAAAGCGTTCGCGACGTTCAAAGCTGCAGTGACGAGGACGCACTAAAAGCCTTGTGCGTCTCGCTCGTTCGTACCAACTGGCATCAAGCCAAGCTGCTAAAGCAGGCCGTAGGTCACATCGCAGAGCGTGACGCTTGGGAAGAAGCATCTGCTGCATAGGCCGCTGTGACACGTTCAAAAAACTGACGAGCCGACCAATCAGCATGCACCGCAAAATATTTGGTCATGCCAGAGTATTCAATCTCCCAGACCCAATCACCGTTTTTACTGACGCAGCGCATCGTCGGTTTTGGCATTTTTCATGTGTTGGATGTAAATGTCGGCTTGCCATAGGTCGTTAGAAAACTGCCTTTGACCATTGGGGCCGCAACTGCAGTATCGAGGTTCTCCGATTGGTTCAACACCCTGTGTGATGTAAAACCCATCTCCATAGTCCATGGCATTAGGAGGAATGCTTCCAGAAGTAAGCGCAGTCTTTTGCGAAGCTTCCACCAGTCATCCTCCCTTCAGGGCAGCCAAGGTTGCAATTGGCTTTTACTATCTCCCAGTGTATGCAGTCCATACAGCGCGGCTGAGAACTGTCCATTGTCCTTACATCTGCATACAGTTGCTCTGCCTCTAAGACCGCTTGCTCAAGCTCAGTAGCAGAGAGCTGGTAAACAACTTTTTCGGTCTTGGTTTTTATTTTTACTCGCCACCCATCGCCGTCCTCACTGAGGACCATTCTTCCAGCGTGATAGCGCAAAGATGCCACAACTTATTGGCATGTAGCCCTCAGTATCTCAGCCTCTTCAAGGGCTGCGCTCTCCGTTTGGTGCAAGTTGCCCCAGTGAACAACTGAACCATCAAAAAACCAGGGCTTGAACATGGGCGTTAAGCCCCATGTCACGAGGTGAACTCCAGTTGATTGGCGTGTTTGATTCTGGTGATACATCGCTATGATTTGAACTCTTCACCCTGAAACGGGCGAGGACAAGTGACCTGCAGCGGATCAGGTGTGAGGGGCGCAAGGCGCGTGAGCCTGTCCTAGTCCGCAATCAATCCTGGTGGTTAGGTGATGTAGGGCCAAGAAAGCTCATCGTCTTTTCGCCAACTGTCATCCGCGATGCCTCGTGAGGACACATAGTCGGCAAAGACCCGCTGCAGCTCGGTTTTACTGACGCCAGCAGCTGTTGCCAGCTTCACTGCGTTTGCTTTTCCTCGATATAAAAGGTCAAGAGCATCCTCCAGCGTCAGACCAGAGCTAAGGTCAAGACGCGACACACTCTTGGTCATGCCTTATCACTACGACGACAAGAAGAAAGGCACCAAAAAAGGTGGCAGCAAGAAGGGTGGCAAGAAGTAGTCACTTGACCACCTCAATTGCAGCTCCAGGCCAGCGGGCCTTGCCATAACGGACTGCGTCACGCTGGGTTTCAGCCTTCAACTCCACTTTCATTGCCGCCATCTGTGAGCCGCGAACTAAAAGCTTGAACAGCCTGGTCTTCGCGCCTTTTCTGGGATGGCTGATGCCATCGCCGTATTGAGCCTGGGGATGGTTGTCATCCCATTGAAATTTGTTCAAGAGTTAGATTCCTTGGCTAGTTGTCGCAAAGCGTCTTGCTTGGCTTTTTCGTAAAGCTGATCAGCCTGAAGAGGGCCAATCAGCGTAGAAACAGCCTGGCGAAAGTAAGACAAGTGATAGGAGCTTGCGACAGAATTGCTTCCTGACGACTCTGCTTGTGTACGTTTTACTCGAGAGAGAAACTTTTGACAGATGTCAATCTTAAGGCTCATGGAATGAATCTTGTCAAACTCAGCTGTGTCTCTCTGCTGATACATTTGACTCTTGATGTCTGAAATAGCATCTTCAAGTTCAAGCTTGAGAGTATTGATTTGGGATGAACTCAATCGCTCAATATCCGCCAAGTAAATAACTCTGCCTAGATGCTCGCTTTGATAATAAAAATTTGCCATTGAAGTAAGGTGTAGGCCGTGATCTTAAGGGAGGGTGACCTTGATGGCACCACCTTTTGAGTTGATATACGCCAAGGGATTAGCCCTGCGGATGATCCAAGCACCAGCCTTGCCGACAGGAGAGATCTCCGCAGGCAATGGCGCAGGGGCAAGCGGGGTCATGTACTGGATGCTCCAGCTTGGTGGCTCAATTAGGAAAACAGGGCGTTTTGTGCCCCAACGGAGCATCGTGACGCCAATCCGCTCAGCTGTTCTCGATAAGTCCATTGATGATTTGCTGTTGTTCATTGATAAGGTCAATTGCGTCTCGGTAGTTGACGTAGAGGTGACGCAAGGCGCCTGCTGGAATTTGAACAGCCGAATCCTCCGGAAGAGAGTCCAGCTGATCAAACAGAACCCGCTGCATTAGCTCTACCGGAGAGTTCGGGATGTCCATGTCAGAAGATGTCCTCTTGATCAGGCTTGACCACAGCGCCGGCGGTGCTCTTTGCAAGATTAGCGGCAGCGTCGTCTAAGGACTGTTGATGCTGCGCAATCTCTTGGGAATCTGCAAGCTCAACGGCTTCCTTAGCCTCACGAGCAGCAGTCATCGTCTTGTAATCAGCCGAATAGGCCAAACTCAAGAACTTTTTTCCGCTTTTTGATTCTTTCTGCCAGCCAGAAATCTTAATTGGAATAACAACCTCGTCCAAATAGGAATCAGTTTTCAGCTCAGTGCGCAATGCCCAGTGCAGATACTCAACCAATGCTGGGAGCTGTGATTTGGGAATGCTGGCGGTGCCGGTAAACACTGGATAGTTTTTGTTGGGGTCATATTTGTCCCCATACAAACGCTGCTGATCTTCAGGAGTATTCTTGAAGATGTTTGAGTTGAATTTGAATTCCATGAATTACTCCGGGGTGACAGTATTTGCTTCTTCAAACGTTTCCACGTCTGAGAGCTTGTAGCGAATTTGGTTGTTGATCTTTACGAACTTTGGGCCGATGCCTTTTGTTCGCCACCTGATCAGTGTTTGACGATGACATTGCCAACGTTCAGCCAGCTGCTCGTCAGTCAAAAAAATCATCACGCTCCACCAGAGGTAAAGGTTCAGGGACAGGCTGAGGTTCGGTTTTGGGGACCAAGATCTCGTTGACCTTGTCCAGCTTCGATTCAGGTGTCTCTTGGACAACCTCAATCTCAGCGTCAATCACCTCATTCTCCTCAACGGACTGGATGCCCAGGATCAGATCAGGGATATGGAACCGGCCAAAAGCAGATGCAGCGCGGTAACGCAGCATCGTCTGCGGCATCGTGCTCCACTTCGTGTTCTTCGTCCAGCCTTCCTTCTTGGCCATGTCCAAGGTGATCTTGGGGCCGGAGACCTGTTCGCCAGTGGTTTTAAGGGTGGCAAAGCACTGGCACGAGTCAGCTGTCTCGGCATAGGTGAATCCCTCGAACCGGCCACAGCCTTGGATCAAACCAATAATGAACTGGCTGCTCCAGCTCGGACGGCCATGAATCACATTCAGGTTCTGCATCACCTGGAAAGGCGACATGCCCATCCGATTGGCAATCTCAATCGCCACGATGCAGTTCGGCAGGCCAGCCTGGCCCCGATATGCATTCGGGACCAAGGCGCTATCAGCCAGCGACGCAGCAATGCGCTGCGCCGACTCGAACGACTGAATGCTGCTGTAAACCGACCTGTTGGAAGTGGCGGTTATCGCAGATTGATCACTCATGAGTCACCTTCAGGGCTAGGGAGTGCTTGCTCCATGCGCAGTCGCAGGTCGCCAAGCTTTTGGTTCTGTGGCTCGCGTTGACCACACAGAATCTGCACGGTGTTGCGCAGAAGCCATGCAGAAAACGCTTGATCAGACTCGAAGCCAGAATCAACGCGAAGTTCGCGAATCCTCTCGCCATACCAAGGTGACAAGGTCATTTCAACACGAGTCTTGTTCTTGCTGCCAGGTGAACGGGCCATAACTAATGGGTAGAAGTGAAAAGACCGGGACTTACACCTTGTCGGGGTGGAAAGGATGCCCGGTGGTCATTGCTGTTGCTTGTAGACCTCGTAGAAAGCTCGTTCGAGGTGAGTGAGCTTGGGGTCTTTCTCGTTAAGTGCAGCTCTAGCGCGGGCCTTTGCTGCAGCAATAACGTCTTGGGGCCGAGTGCCCCAATTTGGGCTAGCCATCCATCAGTGATGGATATTTGGAACGCAGTGCCTTTTGTGCCGCCGTGCAAAGAGGACCAGGTTCCATAACTTTCTCGAAAAGTGCAACCCTCTCCTCCTTTGACAAATTCTGTTGTTCGATCCAAGCAGAAACCAATCGATTAATTACGTCTTTGATTGCGCGAGTCTCTTCCTTGGTGGGGAGATCTCTTACATAACAACTGCAATCCCAAAGAGCATGCATTAAGTCGAATTCAGTGACTTTTTCCATTAGTAAAGCTCAATAGGTTGGTGGTCAACAGAAGCGCCGTCTTCTTTTGGCAGCATCCACTTAGGCAGAGAGATCATCTCCGCACGATCTGAGTAGCCCGGATAGTTGCCCTCAGCCTTCCATTTGGCGATCTTGCGCAAATCTTCCATGGCATGCTCACGGCCGATCTTGATCATTTCTTCGTCGGCCACATACACCCCCGTCGAGAACGGTCGTTGCTTTTCAACCGCAACGAATAAAAAGCCATCAGGGCGTTTGCCCGTCGCCAACTCGACGACATCCAAATACCAAGCGGCCTGGACGAAGTACCTGAATGAGACCAGGCTTTTCTGGAATCCTTTTGGTGAAGCATCGGTGGTGGTTTTAAGGTCAATGATCAAACTGCCGTCATCCAGCATGAAGTCGGGGCGGCACTTAACTTCAAGCCCAGTTTCAGGCTCAATAGCGAAAAAGCTCTGCTCTGATTTGCCGGCGAGTTCACCGTTCACTAAAGCGGAACTAACAGGATGCTCACGAAGCGAGAGCATCATTTGATCAAGGCAATGAGCATCAGTGTTGTTGAGCATGATCTTGCCCGCGTGCTCGGCAACGAAGGCCTTGCCTTCCTTTGTGGTCTTCTTCAGTCCTTCCGGCATCCGTACTGCGACTGAATCAAGGCTTTCGCCTGGCAAAGCGAACGCATGTAATGCAGTTCCAAGATCGAAAGCCGCAGTCGAAGGTCGTGGAGGGCCATTCTTCTTGTCGAAGTAATGGCGACCACTCTTGTGAGCAGCGTCAAGATCGCTTTTAGAAACCGCAGCATGGCCGTGATACTCCTCGTTGGTCATCTCTTGGGCCATAAGCAGCTTGCGCGTTGCTGCTGCATCGTATAGCCTCCACTCAAATCGTGCAACCCCTTGTGCCATTACGGTCTTATCAAGAATTAGCCATTACCCAGCTCAGAGGCGCACTGTCCCAGCATCCGAAGGCGCTGCTTGTTATGCCCACCGGCTCTGGCAAAACCGTTGTTTTCTCCGAGATCTGCCGCCTCGCGAACGACAAAGGCCGCAGTGTCCTAATCCTTGTTCACCGCCGTGAACTCGTAAAACAAGCCTCGGACAAGCTTGTAAATGCTGGTGTTGAGCACGGCATTATCGCTGCAGGCTTCAAGCCATCAGCTCACTCAGTACAAGTCGCCTCAGTGCAAACACTGGCTAAACGCCTGCGCACAGTGCCGGCGGAGCCAGATCTGATCATCATTGATGAAGCCCACCATGCCGTTGCTGGCTCATGGGACAAAATTATCGGCCACTTCTCCGACGCAAAAATTGTCGGCGTAACCGCAACACCAAGTCGTTTAGACGGACGCGGCCTGGGAAGCCATTTTTCGACACTCATCTCCGGGCCATCCGTCGAGCAGCTCACAAAGCTTGGATTCTTGTCACAACACCGAGTTTTCGCGCCGCCCGTTATCGCCGATCTAAGCAACGTCAAAACTCGAGCAGGGGACTACGCCAATGATCAGCTTTCTCAGGCGATGGATCGCCCCACAATTACTGGTGATGCCATTGGTCATTACCGTCGCCTTGCTGATGGTTTACCTGCAATTGCCTTTTGCTGTTCAGTAGCTCACGCAACATCAGTATGTGAGGCTTTCAACGCTGCTGGTTATCGCGCCAAGCTTGTCACCGGCAAGATGAAAATGGAGGAACGAGATGAAGCAATCTCCGGCTTAGCCGATGGCCGCACTCAGGTTCTTTGCTCCGTTGATGTCGTCTCCGAGGGCACCGATGTTCCAGCAGTCTCAGCAGCAATCCTGCTCCGCCCCACACAATCAGAAGCGCTCTACCTCCAACAAGTCGGCCGGATCCTCCGCCCTCAGCCTGGAAAGATCGCAATTGTTCTGGATCACGTTGGCAGCACTCTCAAACATGGCTTTGTTGATGACTTACGCAATTGGTCATTAGACAGCAAGCCAAGGCGCAAGAAGAACGATGAGCCTGCGCCCTCAGTGCGGCAGTGCCCAATGTGCT